GGATTTGACGGTCCTTGTTTTCGTTGATAAGAGGTCGGTTCGCTTTTTCAAGCGGCAAGTCAGCCATTGGCAGTCTCCTGGGGTTTTTAGGGAGGTTTGCCCCGCCTCCAGCTTCTACCTAGGCGTCGATTCCAACAATCGTGCTGTAAAGGTCCTGCGAGCTTCCCTCGCGGTTGGTTCTAATCAGGCGAACCGTGCCGGTGGAGGCGACTGGAACCTCAATGGGCGGGTCAAACTTTACCTGTGCGAGTCCGCCCTGCTTGGGCACGAAGCCGACCCACTTGCTCACCAGCGTCGCCACCGGGCCAACCTGGAGCTCAACCTTGCCGCCCCCGGAGCACGCGAACTCCACTGACTTTAGGAGGAACGCCGTCACGACCGTGTAGTCGTGGTTGGAGGTCCCTCCGCCCGCAACCGTCGCGGTGCTATAGTTATGCACCTCTCCGGTGATCGGAGCCTGGGCGAAGGTCACAAAGATGGGATTGCTTACGCTGTTCACCGACCCGTTGGCGGACACTTGAACTGCGTCCTGCGCCAGCGTGAGGTTGCGGATGTCGAGGTCCACGGCGTCCACGGTCAGCGAGCCGCCATTGTCCGTGACGTTGAGGCTTCCATCCACGTTCACGGCGACGAAGTCCACCCCGTCCCCGACCTTGACCGAGTCCTGGGTGTGCGAAAGGTCCCGGATGTCCAGGTTGGTGGCCGTTACCGTGACGGTGCCGTCTACCGTGATGCTGTTTCCGCCGTCCTGAATGTTTACCGCCGCTCCGGCGGCCCCGTTATTGACGAGAACGGACAGATTGCCCGATGCGTCAATAAGCGCCAGGTCCGTTCCATCGGTAATCGCATGAAACAGGGGATTCGTCTGCGAGTTGGCGTTTGCGTCCTTTGATACCAGCGTGGGAAAAAACCCATCAGCCATGTTAGTCTCCTTTACGCAAATTCTGCGTCGATTGACGCGCTCACTAGCTTTTCAGTCTTCTCCAGGTTGCAAAGCTCCTGCTGTGCCTGGAGTATCAACCGCTCAATCTCGGGAATCTTTCCCTTCACGAGGTCCTCGATAGCCTGCTTCAAATGCACTATCTTGGAAATCCGTTCCTGCTTCGCCGCCAGGAGCCATTTGAGCTTCATCTCTCGCGTCTCCTTGGTCTGCTGCACGGGCACGGGCAAAATCGAGCCTAAGTCCGCCATCTATCCTCCATAAATCGTCGTCTCAAAGTTCTCCATGAGACTCGTCTGATAGTGCGTCACCTTAACATCCAGGATGTCGCTGACCGCGAGCGACAGCGGCGCCTCAAACGGAAAGTCTATCGTTCGGTCCGGCCCCGTTCGCCTTGTCTCGATCAGGACGGTGTTGAGATAAAGCTGAAATTTCGCGTAGACGGTCCCGGAGCACGAGACCCGTGAGACCTTGGTGGCCGAGGCCGCCGTGTAGGTGGCCAGGGTCGTGGGGGTTGCCGCTGGGACGCTCGTTGCCGCGCCCGTGACGAGGGGCGTGACCTCCAGGCCCTCCGCCGAGTCGTCCTGGGCCACGTGGACGAGGAGGTTGCGGTCCGAGTCCGTGAGCAGGCGCCGTGCGTTGCCCGCCGAGTCCGCTCCCAGGATTGATCGGTCGCTTGTCCGATATGATACCGTCGGGTCGTCCGAGTCCGCCGGAGGAGTCGTGGGGAATGGAAGTCCCACTGGTCATCTCCTCTCTATCGCTCTGCCATTCCGATGTCATCCTCAAGGTCCTTGAGGCTCGGGGCGGTGAACTTTCCGGCTGCCCTGGCTTTGTTTCGCTTCCGAAACATCACCAGCTCGCCGAGAACCCCCACCACCTCCACGGGAATGGAGAGCTCCCCAGTCTGTCCAACTTCGAGCTGCTCGTTGACCTCGTTTAGGGGAACCGAGAACTCGCGCAGCAGTGGAATTTGGTCGCTCATGTGGCGCTCCTTTTTCTGATCTCCCTGCCAATATCTACAACGTCATCCCGCCCTAGCATCCCTCCGCTAGGATTCCTGGAGAGATTTCGCATGACGGCCTCGTTGATCGCCCTTAGAATTTTATCCTCACTTGGATGAAAACGTTGTCGGGTCCTATCGTCAAGGTGCGTTCGGAAGACGGACTCCGCACGCTTACGGTCCACGAGCCGCCGTTTAATGAGAAGGTCAAGGACACGACGCCAGCCAGAGTGGACAATATGGCCCTTCTCATCCCATCGCGTGTGCTCGCCCACGTAGCCCTTGTCAACGCCGCAAATCTCGGCATACTCGCCCCCAACGACATAGTAGAGGCCGGCTGACTTTCGGTCATCGTCTCCGCAGTAGACCCTAAGCCGTCCATTGAGCCTTTGGAGGCTTCTCTCAAATACCCCCGCCAGCATCCTAGTTTCCGCTACCCTGGAAGTCCACCGTTGAGAGGCGAGCCGTGAACGTGGCGGGGCCGGTGACAACCGTCCAGACCGCGCGAACCTTATCGGAGAGCTTGGTGCCGATAGTCGCCCGCACTGCCACCGCGCCCGTTGAACCAAGCGAGCCGCTTGTTAGACCAGGAACGTCAAACCAGTCGACGCCATCGGCGCTCTCCTGGACCTTCACGGTGACCGACCCAGTTAGGCTCGTCACATTCACGAATAGGGCGATGGCTTCCTCATTGGCCGCCTCAATAGGCCCGGAATTTCCAGTGGCCGCCTCGGAGTTCGATGGATGAAGTAGCTTAATCATTACGCCTCCTCTCTGTCAGCCTTGGGCAGCCGCTTCTCAAGCCTGGAGAGCGGCATGGAACGAGCCTGCTCCTCCGTCACCGGGGCCTCGTTCTTCGATTCGGCCTCCTTGACCTCCACGGAGTCATAGTCCAGCTCAACCCCGCCATCGTCAACCTTCGAGACCGTCATCACCAGCCTGTCGCCAGGCTGAACGTCCCGCGCCGACTCCGGCAGCAGGTCCTTTGAAATCATTGGCATTGGTAGCCTCCTTACTTCCCGTCCCCATCGGGAGCCGAGGAAACCTCGGCCCCCGAGGGAAGGGGATTAGATTAGCTCGCCGATACCCCGTAGAGCTCGATCGCGCGTGTCGCGTCAAGCACCTTGGTGACGTGCGAGAACTTGTAGCCAACGGTCGAGACCTGGTCCAGCGGGTCAGAGGTTCCGCCGCTGCCGAGCTGCTTCGTGTAGGTTTTCATGTTCATGCCGGTCAGCTCAACAAGCCCGTAGGCGCCCTTTCCGAAGATGAAGTTTCGGTAGGTCACCGCCGCTGCCGCACCCACGCCGGTCCCCACGTTGGAGGATTCGACGAAGCGAACGCCATACATCTTGCCCAGCTCGCCCCGATAGGACGGGCCTGTGGTCGTGTACTTGTTGATGTCCAGCCATCCGCCGGTGGCGCTGTCACTCTGGAGGTCGAACGAGGTCGCCGGATGGACGATGGCCGCGAAGCCATCGGCCAGGGGCCGAACGTTCCCCGTCTTGAGGGACTTGACCGCCTTGCGGATTTCGGAGGCGTTGACGACAGCGGAGGTTGTGATCTCGCTGACCGCCCCGCCCGCGAACTGGTTGGTCACCGCAGTGTGAAGCGTGTTGCGGATGATCGTGTCGAGGCTGAGGGCTGCCCGATAGCCGAGCACCTCAAGGGCGCCCTTGATGATCGGGTCAATCGACTCCATGATGAGCATGTCCGACAGGGAGACATAGTCTCCGTACTGCACCGGGATGGCGCTGATCTGCGTGGACTGGAGCACCAGGCCGTTGGGGACTGTGCCTTCTGTCAGCGGTGTCGTGTTTGCCGCGAAGTTGCTGTACCGGGTGAACTTAATCTCGTTCCCGGAGTTCTTCGGCAGCTTTTTCTTCTCACCGAACTGGTCGAACCAGAGCTCGGCTTCCAGGCGGTCCAGAAGCATACGATCGTAGTAAATCGCAATCGCGTTCGGGAGTCCGCTGGTGCTTGTGAGGTTAGTGTTTAGTGCCATTGCCTTTTTCCTTGCCCCTAGTAGGGGCTGGTGTTAGCGGTCCGCTATGCCATGAAGCTGCGTCACGAACTTCTCCAGGTCCTGGAGAGGCATCCTGTGCAGGTCCGGCATTGTGGTGCCCGCCTTTCCACCACCCGCAACAGCCGTCTTGGCTTCGTTTGCGAGGTCGGCGTCGGCCTTCTTCGTGGCCTCCGCCTCGGCTAGCTTGATAGCTTCTACGCCGTTTTGATTCATTGCAAGTTTGTACAGGGCGTCAAGCACCTGGGTCATCGGCTTGCTGAAGTCAACTGGACAGGTGGAGTCCTCGGCGAGGGACTGCATCGTGGGCAGCAGAGCCCGAAAGTCGGGATAGTTCTCGGCGTCGTTGATGTGGGCCATCACGGCGACCTGGGACTCCAGATTTCGGATTGTCTGCGCCTGCTCCGCGTTGGACTTGTCATAGGTGGACTTCAGTGCGTCAATGTGCTTTTGGAAGTACGGCTCCAGGGCCTTCGGGCCGTGTGTCTTGAACTCCTCCAGAAACTGCTCAGGGTCTACTGGTTTCTCCGTGGCCTTTGAGATGAGCTCGGCAAGCTGCTTGTGGGAGATCGAGAGTTCGTCAACCATCCGACGAAGCTCCGAGTTCTCCTGGGAGCGCCTGGTGAACTCGCCTTGGAGTTCCTTGTAGCTTTTCTGGTAGTCTAAGCCCGCTTTTCCAGCAGGTTGCCCGCCTTTGTCGGTGGATGCCGTTGGGGCGGATGCTGGGGCGGATGCAGCGCCACCATCGCCAGCCTCGGCGGCTTGTCCGGCAGCCTGGGCAGCCTTGGCGGCTACGTCAGCGTCGGGTGTGCCTTGGTTACTGGCGACTTGGGTTTCATTTGCCATTGTGTCTCCTTTTGCCGGTTATCCTTGTGAGGGTTCGGCGTTTCGCTCTCCGGCCAGGCGTTGTGTCGCCACGTCGCCCGCCAGGATTTTTGACTTCAAAAAGCTGTAGACTTCCTCGTAGGCAGACGCCCGGAGTCTGATGGCCTCCGCGTCCGCCGGGGTGGGAGCCTTTAGCCAGGAGTGCCGCGCGTCGGCTATCCGAGTCTCGAGCTCCGCCTTGAGGAGCTGGAAGCCGGGATGCCGGCAAAATTCCCGCATGACTCCGGCCTCGTGCTCCTTATGGATAAGGTTCGTCTTTTCCTGCTCTGTCACTGTGCGCCTCCCCGTGGGATGCCGACTCCTGGTAGGGCCGGCGCTCCACCGCCGGCCTGGTTTTGCAGAACTTGGGACATGACGGCGGCCTCGGGCGACTGAGCGGCGGGCTGGGGAGGCGCGGCCAGCTCAGGCGGGGGCGGGGCGCCCTGGAGCGTGATCTCGTCCGGCGAGAAGCCCATGAGCTCCCACACCTTCTTCGCCAGCGAGGTGATGCTGTCAGGCGCGAGGACCTTTCCGAACAGTCCCATGAAGGAAAAGATTTGATTGATCTGCGACTCCTTCGCCACGATCTCGCTGATGCCCTTCATCTTGAACCGAACCTCGGCACGAATCATCTCCGGCGTGACCTTCTCGTCAAATAGGTGTCCGTACATTCCCTTGGCCCGGAAAACGTCATCGTCACTGATGAATTGGAGGTTAAGCTGGTGAAACATGCGGAGCATCCTCTTGATGCCCATCTCCTCCACGAGCTTCACGCCCACCCCAAACTTCTCAAGCGCCTGGCCGATGATGAGCTGGGCGCCACGGGCCGTTCGGCCAAGCCGCCCAGACTCCGGCGTTCCCTGAATGGACCTTGGGGTCGTCGTGTTCTCGATGTCCTGCTGCACGATCGAGGCCTCCGTGTAGGCCTGGTTCGTCACGTTGGCAGTCTCAAGCGGCTCCACCGCGCCCATGTCGTCCGTGAGGACAATGCCATTGGGAACCGAGACCAAGGTGTCCAGGTCCACGTCCGCGTATGAGTTGACCTTCCACATTCGGTTGATGATGAGGTTGAGGTTGTCAAGCCTCTGGCGGCGGAGTGTGTTGACCTCGTGCTGAAGCGGGATGATCGGCTCGATGAGCCCGATTCCGAACCACTCCATCGGAACCGGAAACAGGACAGTGCGGATGACTGGGCGCTTCTGGTGGTGAAAGGGATTGCCCATCGCGCGAAGGAGCACGGAGCGGTTCGCTATGACGACCTGCGTCTCCTCCCTGATTCCATCGCCATCCAGGTCCTCAAGAATCCAGAAGCTAAGGAGCTCGATGTCCTTGTCACTCGTGGCGGCGGTTGAGCCGGCGCCTCTGGAGCTCTGCCTAACCTGCCGAGACTCCGAGTATGCGTATCGTCCCCCGCTGAGCGTGGAGCTGTCCGTGTTAACGTAGATCGGATACTTGCCCTTTCCAAGCTCCTGAAGCTCGTCCTTGCCAATCCAGGAGCGGACCACGATGCCCATGGCCTCCTTCTCGTTTCGGGCCTCGGGATCGGGATAGACGTCCAAAATATCCAGCACGTCGAGCTCGGGCCTGCGCTCCACGACCTCGTAGCTGCGCCTCTCCTCCCATCGGACGATACGGGAGCCGAGCCTGAAACCGAGGATGGTGACGTCCTGGCGGATGGGTATCCGCTCGAACACCCATGCCCGGCGCACCTTCCAGTAGACCATAAAGTAGGAGGTGCCGTACAGCAGTAGTTGCTTTACAAAGATGATAAACTTCTCAAAGAAGTCCGCCTGCCCGAGCTGATAGAGCAGGAGCTTCTTGATGATCTTGGCCAGCGGGGCGTCCTTTGACTCCACCGCCTCGACGTCGAAGAACTCCTCGTTTCCAAATACCACGCTGAGAATCTTCGGCATTGCCGCCTCGATGATCTGAAAGACCATCGGAATAAAAATCTTTGCCCGAGTGGGAACCTTGCGCTCCTCCACCACCTGGAGGTAGAGCTTGTAGATTTCGTCCCAGAGGACCTCGTATGGCCGGCGCCACATCTCCCACCGCTCAAACCTGCCCACGAGGCGCTTCACGAGGGCGTCCATCTTCTGGAGCCGCTCGGCCTCGTCCTTCGCCGGGATTTGGATTGGCGTGAAGGTCTCAGCCCCTGCCTTCTCGGGCTCGACCGTCTCGTTCGCCTGGTCTGCCTTTACTTCATCAGCCATGCCTTAAGCTCCTCCCAGCAAATGTCGTGCATCCCATACCTATGCGGCCTGCCACACCACGCGCACCTTCTCAGTATCCTGTCCATGGGTCCGTGGCAGCGAGGCGTGCGGAAAACTGCTGCTTGGCTCGGCGCCTCTCCCGATGCGGATAGATGGAGGGAAGCAGGCTGCGAGAGAAGGCATACCGCAGGGCGTCCATCGCGTGGTCCCGAATCTTGACCGGCTTCTCCCTTACCGCCCGGTCTCCGCTCTGCTGCGGATAGTGGTAGGTCTCGATCTCGTCCAGCGTGTTCGGGCACTTGCCGCGCATGAACTTCAGCTTGTCGGTCTTGAGGAGCGAGACAATCCGCTCGATGCCGACGTCCACGCTGTTGTCAGCCGGCTTCACGACGCCGATTCCGCAATATCTGTTGAGCTCCGCAATCCACTGGGCGCCGTTCGGGTCGGCCAGGGCCACCCTGGCGCCCAGTCCGGTGATGAACTCCGCCAGCGTCTGCATGGTGCACTCCGGCCTATAAAATTCGGAGTATCCGTAGAAAACGTGAGTGGCCGGGTCCTCCGCGAAGGAGAGGATGACCGATGGCTCCGAGTGCCCAAAGTCCACGCCCGCGAAGCACTGCCAGTGCGCCGGGATGTCGAAGGCGTCAACGACGTGCCGGTCAGGGTCGAAGTCCGGGTAGACCAGGCCCTCAAGCTGCGTGAACGCCCCCTCGTAGCGCCGCCTAAAGATGGCGTCCGGCAGGGTAAGCCTCGCCCTCTCGTACTCCTCGCGCGGGAAGGCCGGGTTGTCTATCGACTTCCAGGTGACGAGCTCAAGGCGCGGGTCCCCCATGCCCCTGTCCTTCCCATTCAGGATGCCCGCCTTCTGGGCGACCTCCCGGTAGAACCAGCCCATGGAGTAGGGCGTCGTCGTCATAAGGAGTCTACCTTGATGGATGGCGAGCCTACCTCGGAGGTTGACGTAGGCCTCGTACTTCATCTGGCCAAACTCGTCCCCCCACGCCGCCCTGAGCGTCATGCCCTCAAGGTGCTCGGGCCTCTCCGAGGAGCGGACGAATATCTGGTCCCCCCAGGCGAGCTTGAACACCTGCTTCTGCTCATGCCACTCCCCCCAGTCGGGGGGCATCACGGCGCGAAACTTCGGAAGGGTTGACTGCTGGAGAATCTTCGCCGTGGGAGCCGTTATAAGGTAGTCTCCCCGAAGTCCAGCACTGTATGAGTCGTAGAGCTCGCGGCATAGCCACGTCGCTCCGACCGTCGTCTTGCCACCCTGTATTCCCGCGACCGCTGCAATATCCCTTGCCTTGCTTAGGAGGACCCGAGCCTGGCCGCCATGCGGCTCGAACCCGCTCATCCCCCAAGCACCGCCATTGCGACGGTGTGTCCTATCCAGCGCCCCAGCCAGAGCACCAAGGCCCCTGCCACGAGCAGGGCCGCCATCTTGGCCAGGTCCGTCAAAGCGTCCAGGACCATGTCAAGCATCCGGGGGCTCCCCCCGGGTCTCGACCCTCGCGTCAGGTATCCCCACGTTCACGATGAAGGGGGTGATCTTCACCCTCGCCTCTTTCGGCTGCGGCAAAATCCTTGACAGGAGCCTGAGAATGTCCATCTTCTGCCTCACGCTCACGCTTGTCGTCTCCTCCAGCGGAATCCGGGAAAGCCGGGCAACCTCCGCCATGAGCCCATCCCGGGAAACCCCCTGCCCCTCCAGAAGGAGGATGAGGTGCTCCCGTAGCTGCGACCGGAGCTCGTAGGCCGCCGACTCCTTGCCCTTGTAGCCCGCCCTTCGGTAGGACTCCAGGGTGGACATCCCCTGGCACAGGTGCTCCAGAAAAACCCGGTTTTTGATGGTCAGCTTCCTGGCCGGGGCATCAGGCCTCGGCATCAGGCCGGTCTCAGGTTTGGAGGCCACTTCCTGGAGGGACTGAGATGCGGGGCTGGGGAGGTCTACGGACATAACAATGTGTCCATTTCCGTGCACCTCGCGCCCCCTGCCCCACCCCCTGGGGGGTTAAGGCATGTAAGTATATCTTGTATGATGTTAAGACCCTTCACAAAAGTTAACATGAGTCGCTCCTCTCTCTCTCTCTTCTGGGGACCAGTGGGCCCCGTTCAAGGAAACGATGGTCCGTTTATATTCAAGATGCACTGGGTATCCTCGGAGGGTACCTTTTGCATACTCAATATATAGACGAGGGAAGGATACATTTTATGTAACTAATTGGTAATGAGGACGGGTCTTGATACTTCTATCGACCCGTCCCGTATCAGTTCTGTTGCCCAGGGTTGATGGTGTCAACCAGTTAGGTTCTAAGTCGGGTCCGGGCCCCTTGCCTGCGCCGCTTCGCGCTTCGGCGGGGCCCATCGGTTCTGTTGGTCTGGGCGGGGCTGGGGGCCGGTCGCCCCGCTTCTGGGTCCCCTCACCCTATGCACTGGTAACGACATGGCATGGCGGCAAGGATAGTTTCAAATACGGTTAAAACAGGTTAAGAAGTAGAGGATAAAATTTATTTTTCCCTGTAACGGTGACCTGATGTGCTAGGATGGGATGGGCCTATTATCCGAGGGTTTGAAAATAGGCCTTGACAAGCGCCGGTATCGGGGCTAGACTCTCGATAGGAAAGGAAGGTGCGACAATGGAGACCGTGAAAATGCTACCGCTCAAGAGGCTTACCGTTCCGGTCGTCAAGCTGGCATGGGACCCCCGGCGCCCGGCCTCGGTCCTTATAGGGGATGGGTCCCACGCCGGATTTATCCCCACCGGGTTTGACGACTACGTCCGGGCTATCTACTTTCCCCGACGGGATGTGCTCTATGTCCGCTTCTATGCGCCGGACGGTGAGCTCGTCTATGTTACCGAGGATAGCAAGGCTAGGGCCTATGGCGCGGCGCTGTGCTTTTTGGAGGCGCTGGTCAAGTGCGGCTATATCGGGGAATGGCGCACGACGGCGGACTATAAGGACGGGGTGACGCTTGCCCTGTTCTGGGCCGACACCGAGTACGACAAGAGGATTCCAGCGGAACGGCGCATAGCTAGCGCCGATGTCAGGTATTGAGGGGGAGATATGCGTGCATTTGACTTTGAGGCGGTTGCACATGACGGCGCGGTTTACTGCGTTGAGCGCATTTCGTCGGGAGTTTCGGCTAAGGAAGTTAGTCCCATTTTCGCCGACTCGGAATGGGATTTCTACCCGTCCTGCGATTCATGCGGGTTACGCTTCACGTACGTGAATTTAACAACCGAAGGTCAAAAATACGAGGGGGTGCTCTAATGGCAAAACTGAAAGACTTACCGGCGGGAAAGACGCTCTATGCCCGACTTGAGAGATTTATTCGGCAGGAGCGCGGTTTCCGCCGTACTCTCGGACGTAATACAGTGGCGCGATTAACGGCACGTGATGGTTTGCTCTCGGTCGCCGTGGCGCTTTATTCAACAGACGTCATTGTGGCAAACGAGTTGGGACACATCATGCTTAATTCCGACGGCTACCGAACTGTCACCACGAAGGATAGGATTAACCGTATCCTTCACGGCACGCCGCTAGTCGTTTTTCAAAAGCAAGGCGTGTGGTTTGTCAAAAATCACGACTTGGACCATGTCGCCACGTTTAGCGACGGGATAGAATATTATCGGGGGGCCGATGGACTCTACCGTCGATGGTAGATAGCCCAACATTCAAGAGGAGGATTATATGACAACCAAAAGCCAAGAAAAATTGTTAGGGCTGGCGCGTATGTACAAAAACGACGTTGAAACGCGGATAGACGTAATTAACGAAGAAAATCCGTATTGGGAAGACGGAGACGACGCCGGCGAACAAATAGCGCACTGGACGGCAACGCTTCAAACCATTGATGACGTGCTCAATGAATTGAAAGAGGGGGGCGAATGAAAACGTACCTAGTTACGCTAACGGTCGTGGTAGACGCAACCTCGGACCACGAGGCCAGCGAAATTGCCGACGAGGCGAGGCGGACGTTTGAGAGTTTCCCGGCGGTAACCGGCGCCAGCGTTGATGACGTGCAAGAGGAGGACATCTAGCAATGGACACCACCGATAAAATCATAGCTTACGAGCAGGGCGAGCTAGACGAGGATTCAACCGTCGCGCTGTTTCAAGAACTGGTCAACAATGGCATGGCATGGACGTTACAGGGGCACTATGGGCGCACGGCTAAGGCCCTGATTGAGGCGGGCCTTGTCTTTGCGGTTTGACTGCGGGCACATTGACGACGCCGGACGCCTAACGGCGGCGGGGCTCATGTGCCGCCTATGCGCGGTGTGCCCGCCCGAAACAGCGGGCCGCCAACCGCGCCGGGGGCCCGGAGAGCGGGCCGCCGCCGAGCGGCAGGCCTATAGGGCGGCGCGGGCCCGGTTCCCGGATTGGCCGGAGGAAAAGCTACGGCGAATCGCTAGGCGAGTCGCCAGAAACGGAGGATAAATCTATGAAATTATGGCCGGTGGACTATCCGCCCGAACACTTGGAAGACTGCGACGACAAGTGCCCCCGGTGCGGCGGGCCGGTTGGCGTCTATCTCTATGCTGACCGGACAACGGGGACGTGGTGCACGGAGTGTCGGCTCAATCCGTGGGAGTATGAGCCGGACTCGGAAATGCGGAGGGACGAGTGATGGACATGCGACTGGTACGGTCAACTGGAAATGGCACGACGGAGGGAAAACTGGCCTTCCTCATGCGGGCCGCCGGCATTAAGGGCTACCGCCGGCACGCCCGCGACGTGGCCGGGCGCCCGGACTTTTGGTTTCCCGGCCAGGGCGTCGCGGTGTTCACGGATGGGTGCTTTTGGCATGGGTGCCAGCCTCACTTCAGAATACCGAGGCGCAATCCGGGATTCTGGATTGAGAAGGTTATGCGTAACGCCGCCCGTGACGTGGAGGTCAACCGTCAACTGGCAATGGCCGGAGTTATCGTCATCCGGGTGTGGGAGCATGACCTACGAGACGAGTCAGCACAACAGGCAGTAGCGGACCACCTTAGGTGGACGCTGGAAAGGGGGCATCATGGACGCGACTAAGCTAAAACAAAACTTCGAGGCCGCTGTCAAGGTCCTTGAGGCATTGGCGCCGGGGGAGGGCGAGTACGTCAGCCTCAACATCACCGAGGACGAGGCTGACGTCTGGTACCACGTTCTAACTAACTACGCCCAAGCGACCCGGCGGGCCGTGACCGTGTTCGGTAAGTTGGACAAGTCGGACACGGGGGTACTGAATGGAAAGAAGGACAACGTAAAATTGCGCCTCTATGGGGTGTTGGAGTGCGTGGTGGTTGGTACCAAGACCGAGCGGCGGCAGAAGGTTATCAAAACGAATGAGGAGGAGACGGTGGAGGTCCCGGTCTATGAGTGCCGCGTCCGGCGTTCCGGGGAGGCGGCCTAGTGTCCCTCCATCCAGAGATGGACCCGGCGGATGTGGCCGCTATCGCGGGTTCACCTCCCACTGAGCGGGATAGGATGATGGACAGAGTTCGCGTCAAGTATATGTACTCGACGGTGCATCTACTCCTGTCCATTATCACGGACCCATGGCTAAAGACGCTGAACCAGCAGAACCTGCTGACCATGGACCCTAACCTGCTGGGCGAGATACTCCAGAGTCTTCACGGGCGAGATGGCTACTTCTCCCCAAAAGAAAAGGCCCGACGACGAACAGTTAATGGCGGTTAATTTTGCCGCCATCGGACGTTGTTTCCAGTGCATAGGGTGGAGGGACCATGCGAACTAAGACTCAGCATCTGCGAACCATCACCTCGACCAAGGGCTACTGGGACTGGTTAAAGGATCGACCCTCGGCGACGGGCGCGGGTCCCCACGAAAGCCCGCTCGCAAACCCGGATGTCCTTTCCAACGAGCGGGCATCCGGGCCGTGGGAAGACTCCCACGCCGAGGCCTCGCGGAAGCTTCTGGAGTATGTCCATGGCCTCGTGGCCCGGAATCCTAGGACCTTTGCCCTGCGAGAGCGGCAGGTCTACACGCTTATCTATCGGCGCCAGTACACAGAGGGCGAGGCCGCGCGGGCGCTGGGAGTCACACGCCGCGCGGTTCGCTCCTACCACCATCGGGCGCTGGCGAAGCTCCGGCGACTGGCGGAGGCTGACCGTGGCTAGGTATATATGAAAGCGTGGCGTAAAATACAGGAGTTTTTTGACGTTGACGGCGGCGCTATACTTGGCGTGTGGTCGCTGGCCATGGTGTCGCTCAGCATTTGGGCGGTGCTTGCGGGAATGTCCGTGCCGACGGCTATCGCTACCATGTACGGCGTGGTCGTGACAGCCTTTGCGGCCACCAACATTTCAAGACACATGGGAGGTAGAGATGACGAAAAACGCTAAAATTCTTTTGGGGGTAGGCGGGGTGGGCGTCCTTGTCCTCGCACTCGCGTACATCTTTGGGATTGACCGCCGCACGGTATTGCCGCTTCAGCCTTCGGACACCCAACCGGCGGTGGTCCTGCGAAACCGCACGCTAACCGTGCGGACGCCGACGGGAACCGAGACTCTGTTCGTGCCTGACCGCGCCGAGATCAAGGTGCGAACCTCCGGCAGGGTGGAGGTCGAGGTGCGCGACAGCGGCCTTACGTTCCAACCCGGAATAGGCGCCGCCTATGACGGGCAAATTCTACTCGCGGCGGATGCGAAGGTGGCCTACTGGCGGCAATGGGGAGCGGTGGTTGGGCTGGCGGGTACGGGACACAGGTTCATGGGATACGGCGGCGCGTCGTGGACGTTTTCTTACGAGCGTCTCAATAATACGTCCCTCTTTGTCGCTTATTCGACAAGGTCTACCGTCTTGGGCGGCGTGAGGATAGGCTTCTAGTGGGACTTCCCGGAGCTGACCTGCCAAGCGCGACTCCCAACTTCAAGAATGAGGTTCCGCTTGGAGTCTGCTCGCGCTGTGCGCGATACAACGCCAAGCGGGAGCTTGCTAGGTACCAGTTCCTTATCACGCAAGACGGCAGAAAAATCTGCCCTGAGTGCGACGTGAGCTCACCCCCCTCCGGCCTTCGCGTGACTGGCAGTGACCCCGGACTGGGCTTTTTCAAGAAAATCATTAACGCCAAGGGCTTTGAGGAGTACGTGCCCGATGATAAATCGACAACGGTGGAGGAGGCGCAAGTGGACATTCGAACAGTCCCAAGTCAGGAGTTGAAGGTAGTAAATCTAACGCTGGCAATCACGGAGCTCTGTGTCAACGCGGAGAACGGCACCCTAGCCAACATAGTTATGAAGCGACTCTATGACGCGCTTGACGGCGTTTCCTACTCGACCATCGGGGAGGCCAAGCGGGTTATACAGCTACAGGTAAAGATCGAGAAAATTCTAGCCGGTCCCACGATCGAAAACTCAAAGGAGGGTCACGAAAATGAGTGACAAGGAAATGCTGACGGCGGTAGTCAAGCCGGAGTTCTTCAGCTCGTATGGTTTCAAGTCGGATGGCAGTTGGTACAATCCCTCGGAGCCGCTGAAGGTGGGGGACTTCAAGAAGGGCGTCGAGTACACGGTGGAGTATTTCAAGTCCGCCAAGGGAAATCGCTACATCACGAAGGTCAACGGCGCGACCGGAACCCCGACGACGCAGGCCTCAACTGGCAATGGCGCGTCCTCCTCCTCCGAGGACAAGATGACCAAGGCAGACTGGGAGCGGAAGGACAAGCGGATAGCCTACGAGTCGGTGCTTAGCTCCGTGCTCTCCTCCCCGGCCTTCGCCCAGGCGCTCATCTCCAAGACGCCCGAGGAGGTTACGGCGGTGGCGCTGAATCAGGTCGCCAAGATTCTTGAGGAGATGGAGCAGGTGATCGCGTAATGAAGGCGCACCACCTTGTCCACAACGGCAAGCGTTACGAGGTCAACCGAGTGACGGAAGTTTTATCGAACACCGCTAGCTCGGAGGGTCTTATCCGCTGGTATCCCAGTGAGGAGCGCAAGGCCGTGCTGGACATGCTGGAGATGGGCTGGTCCCTGGACCAGATCAAGGAGTACGTATCATCCAGCAAACCCTTTGCGGCGGAGCTCAAGGCCAGGGCCGCCGCCGACTTTGGGACGGAGGTGCACCGTGTCATCCAAGTCTACAATGAGACGGGCTTTATACTGGACACCGTGGCGCCGGGTGTCCTGGAGCGGCTCAACTGGTGGCGGAGCATGGCGCTGGAGCACAACGTCTCTATCACGAAGTGCGAGCAGACATACTACTCGACCATCCTCGGCGTGCGGGGAACCCTGGATGCGGAGGGTGTGGCTGGACAGGATTCGGTCCTGTTCGACTACAAGACGGGAACCCTCCGCTATGACGCCGCCGAGCAACTCGCGGGCTACGCCCTACTTCGGGCAGAGCGGCTCCTCTGTGACACACCGGAGGACCGCGAGGCCGCCAGGGGGGACTATTACGCCTCAAACCAGTGTATATTCGAGACGGCCTATACCGACTGCACGGTGCCGAACATCGAGTTTCCCAGGCTCATCGTAATCAGCCTGCACGACAAGCCTGACTGGTACGAGGTGGAGAATCCAAGGGAGCACGCCCAGAGCTTCCTCTGGCGGGTTGCCGTCGCAAAGAACCGGCAGACGATCAAGCCATTTGTCCATACCATCAATGGAAAGCTCCGCCTAGTAAAGGGCGGGGTATAGGAGGGAGGTCGTGTGGAGATTATTGAATTGGATGTTCGCCGACTCTACCAAGCTCTCGGTCACAGGGGGAGCTTCTCGCAGGTGCACTGCCAGGACCCCAACGAGAACAACGGCGGAAATGGGCTCGTCAGCCATGAGCTCGTCAGCACGGAGGAGGAACTTGTCGCGTGGGCCCGGAAGCATAATGGCCAGGGAAACTGCTTTATTGGAAGGAATCCAAGGGACAAGACGGGAGCTGTTGTGGCGATCACTGCAATTAGCCTCGACATTGACGTGGTGCGAGCGCCAAAGACCGCGAGCACGGACCTTCAGGTCGCTAAGACGGTCGAAGTCGGCAGAGAGATTCTTTCAAAGTATAAGGGAGGCCTGCTCTGCGTCTCGGGAAATGGAGTCCTGCTTCTCTATCCAGGCTCGGCCTATGTACCCGATGACCTGCGCCGATTCGAGGCCGGGTGCCGCGTCTTCGAAAACCAGGTCCGCGAGGAGTTCCAGACATCGGGGGTCAAGATAGATGCGACGCACGACGCGAAGCGACTCATCAAGGTCCTCGGCACGGTCAGCACGAAGGGCGACCCGAAGGACTGGAGGCACGCGCGATTCGTCAGCCCGGAATCGGAGGGCAGTGACAACCGGCAACTATTCCTTCATATCGAAACCTTGGCTGGCGAGGGTAATGGCGAGGATGGCAATGGGTCTGCGCCAGGCTGGGTCAACGAGGCATTGCGGTCAGTCGAGTCGGGCAACCGAAACGCGACATTTGCCCGCGTCGCCGGGAAACTACACCGCGAGGGGTGGACCTCCGACGACATCATCGTGCTCCTTTCACTCCACGCTGATCGCGCCGGATTCCCCCCGGACGAGCTCCGCTCCATCGTGCGGAGTATATCCAAGTACCCTGTCCATCGGAGAGCCGATGGTCGACCGGGAGAGGGCATTGAGATACACACCCCCAGGGATATTATCGAGACCTTCCACATGGACCTCAAAGAGAGGGCCAAGCAAAAGACGCCGGAGCTCCCGTTCGGGCTCAAGACTCTCGACCACATCACGTGGGGTCTATCGCGCACGAACATCACGACAGTCGGCGCCTGGCCGGGGGTGGGCAAGACGAGCCTTCTCCTCACGGCTGTCTCAAACCTGGCGGCGCTGGGTAAGCGGTCCCTTATCTTCTCTACTGAGATGACCAAGCGAGAGATCATCGGCAGGCTCATATCCATCTCGACCGGAATCCCCGGCAAGGAGATCACGACGGGAAACCTGACGCCCGAGAACTGGGACAAGGTCCAGGCGCACTACGGCATCCTAGCCAAGCTGGACGTGCACATCTGCGACTCCTCCCGGCCCCAGATGGCCTCCGTGATGGAGGGGGTGGAGCTCACCTCGCCGGACGTTCTCATCGTGGACCATCTCCAGCACACGGGCTCCGGGGAGGACGCCCGCAAGGAAATTCAAAAGATGGTGGAGGGTCTCAAAGAGATCGCCAAGCAGAAGAACCTAGCCGTACTCATCGCGTCCCAGTTTCGCCGACCCGTGCGTGACCTCAAAAACAACACATTTTATGAGCCCACCTTGTTTGAATTTGCCGAGTGTGGCGGCATAGAGCGTGAGTCTAGCGTGGCCATACTCCTGATTCCCAGCGCTGATTCCTGGGACAGCATGGACCAGACGACGGTGGCGATCAAGTGCCGGATAGCGAAAAACCGCCACGGGGAAATCGGAACCATTCCGTTGTGGTTTGACCGCTCGATCTCAAGGTTCACGGAGGAGCTTCCAGGTGCATTGTAGCCGATGCGGCAGGGAGCTCAGAGATGGAATCGCCGTTGTGGCGAGCGTCGTAACAGCCTACCATGATCGGACACCGGAGGGCGAGAGGCTTCCCGAGTTTCAGTTTGCCCTTGACCCCGAGCTGATGGACGCATGGAACCTGATGCACGTAGTGTGCGAGGAGGACATCAATGAAGGCAACGCTTGAATTTAACCTTCCAGACGAGGAGGCGGAGCATCGCAGGGCCCTTGAGGGAACCGACTGGTCCCTGGTCGTCTTTGAGGTGCTGAGCCATATACGCGAAAAATTAAAGTATGGAGAACCCCCGGCCCTGGTGGTTCCTATCTATGAGGAGATTCGCCAACTGATTATTGACGAAGCTAGTGATAGGAATCTATCCCTTGAATAGGCGCGAGCTCATCGTATCCCTGCATCAGGTGGCCCATGCAACGGAGGCCCAGCGCCAGGCCATGCCCCGCTGGCGCTTTATCACGCGTTACCGCCTGAGAGTTATCGTGGAGACCACGCACAGTCTACTCTGCTGGATAGACAGGTACTTGGATAAGGAGCCTCCAAATGACCCGCGTCTATCTTAGCGGAGGCATGGGCGGTCGCGTCACAAGGGACGTGATCGTCGAGAGGAAGAAGGCCAGGGAGCTCTGCGCCAAGAGCGGCCTGCATCCCATGGACCCCGGCCTAAGCGAGGCGAAGCTCTGGAAGCGGCGCCGAATTTCGGACACCATGCCCAGGGGCATAATGCGGCGGTTCATCGAGAAGGACAAGTGGCTCATTCGACGCTCTGACTTCCTGCTGGTGCTCACCGGCGACACTCCTTCGGACGGTACTTGGAGGGAGATGTGCTACGCCGAGAAGATCGAGATACCCGTGGTGGTCGTGGCCCCGGACCGGCACGCTGGCAGGCTGATGAGCTGGACCAACATCGAGGCCGCGACCGTCCAGCCAACGATAGAGCGGGCGGTCCGATGGATTGTCCGACGCGCCAAGAAAGCGAGGAAATTCTGATGCCATATATTTCGGACGAGGAAAAGAAGCGCATCGTCTATTCGCAGATCACCCCAGGGCAGCTCAACTACCTCTACACTCAGGCCATCATTAAGGCGTGGGTTCGGGCCCCGTGCTACGCTACGATTGCCGCCTTGGCCAAAGATGTAGGTCGTCCTTCCTGCGAGTTTCAAACTCCTGAGCTGGCCGCATTAACTCAAGGACCTTATCCTGTCACCACCGGTACTTTCGACGAACAGACGGCGCTATTCTTGGCCTTCCTAGAGTTTTATCGCCGAGTGGGACAGCACTATGAAAATTTCAAGATGATTCACAACGGAGATGTTTATTACGGCGTGCCATTTGTGGATGGAAAGGAG